GATAAGTGCTGGCTGATGAGCTACGGCGGCCAGTAGGCCGGAATCACTGGCGATGTCTTCCGGCCCCTCATGTTCGAGCAGTCCGGCTGACGCAAGTATCTTGCGGTTCATGACTCGCGGGTGATCTTTACCGTTGCCGGACTCGGCCAACGCCATCACGTACAGGTTTGTTCGCCCGCCGAACGGATCACGAATCTTGCGACCGCAGAGCGTGGCTTGCAGGCACAGTGCCGCCCACATTGAGAGCAGTGGTTGCGGCTTCTTGGCAGTGCTCAGCATGTACTGAGTGACCTGGCCGACAAACCCCGGCACACGCAGCAGATGGGGCGGAAATTCTACCGGAATTTTTGGTTTTGAATTTCCGGTTTCTTCGGGTGCCCCCCCCATCCCTTGCGAGCCGCTCGGAGCGTCAGGATCTTGGCTCTGTGTTGCAGATGAGACATGATTGCCGATTCCACCGAGAAGCAGACTGAGATCCACTCCTGATACGCTTTCCCGAGCTCCGAAGCCCTGTCTTCCGAGTTCTGCCGCGGCTGCCGTATGATCGCCATTGTGTTCCAATCGTGTATAGACTTCGAACGGACGATAACCCTTGTCAGGCTCAAACTCAGGCACCGAGGACGTGAAAACGTAGAAGTGCTCGCCATTCCATGTGGCACTCAGTCCGGTTGTTTTTCCCGGTCTGGTGAGCTGGATGTTGTTGCCGTTTTTTCCGGTGACTTTCCATCCGTGCTGCATGAGCAGTGCGTGCAGGTCGCCACGTTGGTTGTAGTCGTCACCGGGACGGGATCGCTGAACATCGCAAACGCCACGATGTTGGGTAGCACTAACAGGTTCACCAGTGCTAATATTCCGGCAATCTTGTTGCTCGTGTCGTCGTTCATCATGTCCTCGTTCCTTCAAAACCGCTTTATGCAAGCCCTCAACCGCCAACTGCAACAACGCAGCGGGAACACGGGCAGGCTCACCTGTCAACACCTCGTAGATAGACCCGTCTGGATGCGTTGACGGTCCTACAACTGTTTGTAGTCCCGTGGATCGCAGTTCAACTGTTGTGGCGTCAGTGTCTCGCTGATCATCCCTGTATCGAGCTGTTTCGCAGCCTTCGCAAATGTACCACCAGTGCGAGTTCTCGCGGCCTGAGCGTCCCGTAATAGCTCCGGTTGCCGGTAAATACTTCTTGGCCAGCTCAATGGCTTCCGGGCAATCCAGATCCACATCAACCAGCCAGCCAGAGGGTTCACCAAGTACCAACCCAACATTTCCATTCCTCGCCGTGAAGGCATCAGGGAGTGCCTCTTCTTCAAGCCGCAGATTCTGCCACCCCTTCATCCGTGGCCCCTTCTCCCCTGTAGGGATAGGGACACAATAAAACCCTCGGGCTTTATACCCGAGGGCTGCGGTTACAACGTCCATAAGTTACCCTTCAACGCTGGTGAGTTGCGTCTGCCTCTCTTCGCTTTTCCAGATCGTACACACCCCAGAGCGTTGCGATGAAAACGGCAATAATACCCGCAGTCGCAGCGATGTTGTCACCGTCTCTAATTACACGTCTGGAAATGTAGATCCCTGATGCCGCGAGCAGTGCCATTGCCGTGGCTGCTTCAAGTGCGTGCAGGTCGAGGTATGAGTTCTGAGCGAATGCCCCCAGCATCTCGACGGCAATTTTGATGGCAAAGAACGCCAGAAACGTACGCACTACGCTGCCAGCCTTGCGTGGCATCAGTCTTTGCCCTGATACGTCAGATCACTCAATTCGATCGGCAGCCTGCCGGCTGCAATCTCATCGAGCGTCCAGATCCATGCAGCGGCATTCCACAGCACTGCACCCAGATGATCCTCGTCTGTCTGTCCCTCGGCGGCTGCGAGTGTGTGCCTGATAATGGCATCGTTGTATCGGCTAAGCGGAATGCCCTTCTGCCAGTTGTCACGTCCGTATTTGGCAGCCCCATCCTCAAATCGTTGTGCAAGTCGCCTGATTGCGGCAGGCGGAATCAGCGATGGCAGTCCCTTACCGCTCATCGCATCACGTACAGCCCCTGTTGCGAATTCAGAACGCTCACCGCTGTCTGGTAGTTTGCGGGCTGCGTTCCATCGATCCAGTTCCTCATCAACCTCAAACATGCCGATTCCTTTCATTTACTTTTCAACAGCCACGGTTCAAAGATCGCCTGCTTACCACCAACAACCACACCGCAGCCGAGGATCGGTTTTGCAGGAAACTTTGCACCGTACGAAAACGCCAGTTTGTCGGCATCGATGCCACAGCCAACGCTCATTCCAAAGATTCGATACTCAGGATTGGCGTACCACTGCACACCGGCCTGAGCGTGAAAATGTCCAATCACTGTCGATTGGAAGTTGTCTTTCGCCTGTTTGAGTGCAGCGGCTTGCCCGCCTTTGCCGCCATCTCCGTGGGCGTAGATCACGCCGTCTATGATGTGTTTGCTGTACCGCGGCAGTACATTCCACTCGACGCCCCAGAACTCGGCATGATCGCGGAGCAGTTCACTCGGCAATCCGGCTGTTGTTGCTTGCCGCTCTGGCAGTGCGTCATGATTACCGATCAGCCAGTCAGCCTGAGGAAATGCCGCAGCCAGTTTGGCAACTTGTTTACGAGCCTGCTTAACTTCCGATGCAGCTCCGGGCATACCCGGCAGCTTTTCGTGAAAAGAAATGGCAGCCCAGTCGACAATATCACCAATGCACACCACGCGATCACAGCCATACTTGGCAGCGGTTCGCTGTAGGAAATCAACATAACCTCGCCTCATGCCGGGGCAATGCGTATCCCCAATCACCAAGACCGTTGCCATTAGAATCCTTTCCGTAAATACAGGGGCCGCGATTCGAACGCGGTTTGTCTGCGTTTAGTAGCAGCCTGCTTCCCAGAGCAGCACCCCCGCACGCACTCAACTAGAACAACCGCTGTTCTTTCAGTGAGTCCTCAGCCGCTCGCAGATTCTGGCAGGCGATCCGGTAGTAGCTCGGCTTGAGTTCCACGCCCACAAACTTGCGTCCCGTCTTAATGGCAACATGACCCTCACTACCGATGCCAGCAAAAGGCGACAACACCACGTCACCGAGATTGCTCCAAAGCTGAATGCAACGCTCAATCACGTCGAGCTGTAGCGGGCAGATGTGCCGCTCATCTTCCTCGTCGCGGGCAGTGGTGTATTGCAGCGTGTTTGACGGGTTGATATCCATCCACACTGGCGAGGCGTAACGCTGCCAGACATCGATTGAGAGCCGGCCAGTCACTTTGAAAGTGGACTGATCACCGGCGAAGTAATCCAGCTCACCAGCCACCGGCTCAGGATTCTCGCCCGGCTTGCGGAATGTGCAGACATAGTCAGGCACACCCTGACGACTGAGGCACGAGTCCTTGCAAAGCTGTTTGTGCAGTAGCCCGATCGCTTTTGTTCGCTGCATGGCGGTGACCGGATCCTTCCAAACGCAAACCTCGCTGTGATAGTGGAACCCTGACTTCTCAAACCGCCGAATGATATCACCACGGAAGTCCTGAATGCCGATGTGCCCATGATGCGTTTTCGTAGTCGGCAGATTCATGCAATGCACACTGATCTGCCGCCCCGGCTTGAGCACTCGATAGAGCTGATCAATCAGGAATCCGAACTGCACCCAGAAGTCGTCATAGCTGGCACAGTTACCCATATCCCGCTCGCTGTTGCTGTACGTGTACAGACTGGCAAACGGTGGCGAGAACACACTGAACCCGACCGAGTCATCGGGCATGTTGCCGACTGCTTCAACGCAGTCTGCGTTGTAAATGCACCAATCCTGCCCCGCACCTTGATCAATTACGCTGTCAGCCATTGTGGGAATTCCATTCTTTGCTCTGGTGTGTAAGTTGTTGTTTGTCGTTCAGTCTTCCTGATCTGCTCCCTGCTCAGCTCTGACATAGCAGCCGCTATGCCGTCGAACATCACGCCCGCATCCTGCTCCTTTCGTTTCAGGTTCTCGATCACGCCTGTCTCAGCTTCACTGGCCACAGCATGCACGTTGACCTGCTGTGTCTGACCAAACCGCCAGAATCGTCTGACCATCTGATACCACTGCTCCCATGAGTCGGTCGGGAAGATCACAGTCTTCGGGCAGTGCTGCCAGTTCAGCCCGAAGCCACCGATCTTTGGCTTTGTGATGAGCGTTTGAATGTCGCCGCGAGTGAACGCCGCGAGCCGTTCTTCTTTCTGCTCCAGCGTGTGCCGCCCTGCTACTTCGACCGCTCCGGGTATCATCTTGGCAAGCGTCTCACCCTCATCGTTGAGGTTGCACCACAAGACGCACGGCTCACATGTCTGCTCAACAATGCTCGCCGCTGCCTTGCATCGATCAAACAGGCTCGATCGTCTTGCGTTCCGTCGCTCCTGTAGCGTGCCAGCATTAGTGGCAAACAGTTGTCCTGCCCCGGCTTTCGAATCCACGTAGTGCTCGTGATACTGGATCGGTGGCAGATCATATCCTTCGTCGGCGTAGCCCAGATCAGACGGCCTGCGAACCATCACGCACCACGATGCCATCCATCTCCAGAACGCTTCGCGGGCATGTCCTTTCAGTCGCCACTTGCTGGTATCACCGCCATCGTGTACGAAGAATGTTGCGAGCATCTCGCTGCGTTTCATGACTCCGAGAAACTCAGCCTGATTACCGATCTCCATAAAATCATTCGGAGCCGGTGTAGCAGACCAGCTCTGACGGTACGGCACGCACTGCCAATCGTTGAGCAGTTGCCCGCGGATCTTGCCGTCGATGCTCTTGAGGATGCTGCCCTCATCGAGCAGCACGCCGCCAAACTTCTCAGGCTCGAACAGATGCAGCCGCTCATAGTTGGCAACGTTGATACAGTTGCCAACGTGCGATTGGTCTTTGCAGACTCTCACCTCAGCCTGAATATCAAACTTCCGAGCTTCTCGCTTGGTTTGCTCGGCAACCGCGAGCGGTGCAAATATCATCACCGGCAGCCCGGTGTGTTCGTTGATCAGTCGAGCGGATTCGAGTTGCTGGATACTCTTGCCAAGTCCGCAATCTTCATACCCGCCGAACCTGCCACGCATGCAGGCATAGCGGACGATATCGGCCTGCCACTCAAACAGAGCGGGATTTATGTCGCCCGGCTCAAAGCCAGACGGTGCATCAATCAGCGTCTTGCGTTCAATAAAGTCGTGGTAGTCCTTCACAGGTCAACTCCTTAAAACGTGCCAGAAACATTGATTCCACTTCAGCAGGCTCGTACTCACGGATTGGCCAAGGATCAGGCTCGTACCCGTCGCCGTCAGTCGGCCAGATGTGCTCGCTCGCCATCAGGTCACGGCGTTCCGTGGCGAGTGCTCGTTTGTCTGCTCGTTCCACTTCGTTTTGCGTCCAGAACAACAATCCGAACTTCTCATGAACGGCTCTCTGGATATCAGACTCAATGTCGTGAATATCAACCCCATTGATTATCACGTCGCACTTCCACGGTGCTGGCCAATCACCGAGATACGCCTCGGCGGCATCATGCAGCAAGCCGAACAACGCGTAGTGCGGCTCGCACAACCGACTCACCAGCAGTGAATGTTGAGCAACCGAATACTCAAACGGTGTGGCACCGGTGAAACGGTTAATCTGACTGAGGTGATGTGCAATATCCTCAATGCAAATGCTTTCCGGCTTAGGGTGGAAGATATCAAACACTTTGCCCGTGTATGTCTGTGTCCATGTCATCGGCTGAGTCCTTTCGCTGGTAACAATCAGGCCGATCAGTAAACACGCTGATCAGCAACCCCATACCATCCGCCTTGCGTCTCACGTCAGCATTCAGCGTTCGGACGCATCCATTGCCGAATTCGCGGCAAGTGCATTCCGTGCAGAATGTCATGTCTCTGTAGCAGATCAAAACGGCACCTCACTCAGGTTGTTAGAATCAACACTCAGCGGCTCCGACATATGAACCGCCGCAATCTCCGGCCATTGCTTACCCGCTGTCGTTCGCACGACAATGGAATGCGGGCATTGCAGATGCCCCGCGTCTGCCAGCTCAACCGCCTCATCGGTATTGTCCGGGCAATCAAGATCAGTTCGCTTTGCCCACCATGCCACCGCCTTGCTGCGTGCCCAGCCGGTGTGCTCAATGCAAACCCACTCACTAACATTGCCGCCGAGGTAGATGCTGTAGGTCACTCGCATTGTGCGAGGTGCATCGTCAGCAGCCCCACGCTTTGTGTGTACGCTGTATGTAATGTCGGTAACTTCGAAAGTCTCATCCTCATACGCCGGAGCATCCTTGCTCAGGATGCTCTGATCACTCGCCGTGGTAGCATGTGGATCGTTTTCAGGTGGCGGGAATTCGTGCCCGCACTCCGGGCATTCGCGATGCCCTGCCGCCACAATTTCGTGGCAGTTCTCGCATTCCTTCATCGGAGCTTCGCCACCACTTGTTGGTTTCTTATTGACAACCCGAATGGCATCAACCGGGCCATGCCTGATGATGTTGTCGCCATAGTCGAGGATAATGCAGTTCTCTTTCGCCTCATGCAGCCGAAAGCCACGCCCAACCATCTGGTAATACAGGCCGGGTGATAGCGTCGCCCGCAGTAGCACTACACAATCCACATTGGGAGCATCGAAGCCAGTGGTGAGCACATTGACGTTGCTCAGATACTTCAGCTCGCCACTCTTGAATCGTGCCAGTGTTCTTGCTCGCTCATCACTGTCTGTGTCACCGCAGATGAATCCACACTCGCGAGCAGTGAAGTTCTGCATGTTGTAGGCAACGTTCATGCCGTGCTGCACGCCGGATGTGAAGATCAGCACCGAACGCCGATCCGCAGTCAGCTCGGCAATCTCACCGCACGCCCGACCAACCAGCAGGTCATCGTTAAACGCGTCTTCCAGCTCGTCCTGCATGTACTCGCCACCGCGTACATGCACGCCAGACAGGTCGGCTTTCTGTGTCCCACCCTTCGAAACGAGCGGACACAGAAACCCCTGATCAATCAGCTCAGCAACCCCGACCTCATAGCAGATGTCGTTGAGGAAATGGTCAGGATCACAGATCAAGCCATCCTTGAGCCGGTACGGTGTGGCAGTGAGTCCTACAACCCGAAGTTGAGGATTGACAATCATCGATTCAGCCAGCAGCTGCCGGTACATCCCCTCGCCATCGAGTGGTATCAGGTGTGCCTCGTCAACGATGATGAGATCGAACCGCCCCAGCTCTGCCGCTCGTCGGTAAACAGACTGGATGCCTGCCACTACGACTGGGGTATTGGTTTCGCGGCTGTTGAGTCCTGCCGAGTACATCCCGACTGCAACATCAGGACAGATCGCCTGTAACGCAGCGTGCTGCTGTTGCAGTAGCTCTTTGACGTGTGAGACAACCAGCACTCGTCCACCCCACCTGCTGACCACGTCTGAGCAGAGCGTAGCCAGTAGTGGAGTTTTGCCACTGCCTGTTGGCAGAACGGCAACTGGATTGCCCTGCTGCTGGGCGAGGTACTGGTAGATCGCATCTACGGCGGCGGTCTGGTATTCACGGAGTTGCATCTGGCGTTGATCCTTTCGGCCAGTTGTGCGAGTTGATCGAGCGGCACGATTGCCACCCATTGCTGTTTGTTTTTGCGATGCAGGACAACCGGCACATCAGCCGTCCCAGCGTCCAGCGTCGCCTGCTCCATCGCGGCATACAGATTGAGGCGTTCCGTTCGCTTCACCTCAAAATGCACACCGTCGAGATCCGTAACGATGTCCTCACCTTCAAGCCCCGAGAACTGCTGCCCACGTCGAGCAGCAACCCCCAGAGCTTCCGCCACCGCTTTCGCGGCTTCGAGTTCACCGCGTTTGCCTTTATTGCGTGAGTTAATTCGCACACTCCCTTCGTGTTACTTCGCCCACGGAACACCAGCCGCCGGCTGAGGAGCTGCCCCGCCAGTTGCCTTGTAAGCCTTGATGCGGTTCGACAACTCGCCGTTGTCTTTTCGCTTCTCGCACTTCACTGACGCGATCAGTGGCTTGCTGTGCAACTCCATTGGATGCTGAGGACGCATCACACCAACAGCCCGACAGATGGCCGACAGTGTTTTTTGTGCAATCTCAACGGTCTGCTGATTTGGATTCAACAGATTCAGGTTGTCAAAGAGCTGCCGCCCTTTGTGCTCGCCGTCGACAACTTCGAGCGTCAGTTTCAGGTACTCGCCGTTACCGCTGGCTGTTTGCTTTTCTTCACTCGCTGCAATAATGCAAACATATTCGCCTTCCGGTAGCGGCTTGTATTCCGCTGCCGGTTCCACGGTTGCTGCATCAAAACCGTTGATCAAACTCATAACTTCTCCCTCAGAATGAAATTGCCTGCTCGTACTCCTGCCACGATAGCGGGAGCGTTTCCGGTAGATTTGCTCGATTCTTGGCGAGGTGCGAAGGCCGCTCACTGGTGTGAACAATCCGCTCACCACTGCCTACGCCCTGCGTGCGTTTGTCGAATCCTTCGCCTTGCGTCTTGGTAAACACGCGGTAATTGGCAAACATCACCTCGTCACACCATTCCTGCACAATTGCTGACGCCAGCTTGTGCATTTTTGGTGAGTAGCGATCGAACGGATCGTTATCTGGCGGCTGAAACTTTTCGATTTTTGCGTGTGCCAGCAGCAGGCATGTCATGCCTTTGTTGTCACGCAACCAATCAAGAGCACGCAGCACATGTCGCCACTGCTTGAGGGCAAACGTATAGCCCTTCGCGTAGCCGATGTCCTCAATTGAGTTGACCTCATGCTCAGCTTCGACGGCACCCCAGATTAGACGCTCCAGCCAGTCGAGCGTATCAATCACCAGCGTCTGTCGATCGTGCTCCTCGCCTGCCAGCTCTTGCAGGTATCCATCAAACTGCTCGAACGTTTCCGCCAGAGGAAACGACTCACAATCAATGTCTGATACTCCATCCTCAGTGGGCAGAAACACCGCATTCGGTGCCGATGCAGCGAACGAACTCTTGCCGATCCCATGCACGCCATACAGCATGATTCGCCGCGGCTTCGACTGTTTCCCTTTCGTCGTACTCAACGCCATGCCTCACTCGCCTTTCGTGATAGAGATCGAGCCGCCCACGTTGCTGACTCGGTAAGCCACGTTATGGAGTTCGACGTCGCGAGCTTCGCCGTTACCAACAAACATCAGCAGATTCTCGTCAGCATTGGCGAGATGTTCGCAGGCTTCTTTGAACGATTCGCGAGCGTGCAACAGGTCAAGCACACATCCACCGAATTGACTCAATGGCTCTGCCTCTTTCTCGACAGCTCGCCGATACATTTTGCCTTCAATAAACGCGAACTCTGCGTTACCAATTGGGGGCAGCCACACATCATCGCGAAGATGAATCTGAAACTTCACACCGCGTCTCTGCATCTCGCGAGCCGCCTTAAACTTCTCTGTAGATGTAAACGCCTCGCCCGGATCAATCGTCACTCCACCATCGGTGCATCGCTCAACGTCTTCAGTGCAGATCATTTCTTTTCTCCGTTATTGGTTAACGTTCCAGTCTCGGCAGGGTGCGTCCACAACCGCGGGCACCCAGCTCATAAAATCCATTCCATCAGTTGCAGCAGTGTCAGTCGCCAGTACAACAACCATGTCACCTTTCGGCCTCAGCTTGGCAACGGCCCGTGAGGCACCTTGCCCAACCATGACACGCAATGCGGCACCGATTGGAATGGTGGGCTTGTAGTGCTTCCAGTTGTTGAGGACGTGCAGGTAAATTTCCTGTTTCACGTCATCAACATCATGCTCATTCAGCGAGTAGCTGAACCGAATCCGCTCCGCTGTCGTGTCCACCAGCAGCGTCAGCAGGCACTCAGACTCTGAGCCCCTGCGTGTACTACCTGGCACCCCGAATGGGCCATCCATGCCTCACTCCTTATTGAGCCAGCGGCATCAACACATAACGAAACCCGCCGTCATGCGAAAAAACCAGCGGTGAATCAGATTTAAT